GAATTGCTTTCGTGCCAGTCGCTACTATCCAAGAATTTCGTACCCAAGCAGTAAAGATCCTCGACAAGTACATTGAGGATAAAGCTAACAAGGAACGTCCACCGATGCTCTTTGTTCTCGACTCGCTCGGCAATCTGTCCACTGAAAAAGAAATGACGGATATTGCCGACGGTAAGGACACGCGCGACATGACTAGAGCGCAGCTTGTTCGAGGTGCCTTCCGAGTTCTTACACTCAAGCTCGGTAAGGCCAAGGTACCACTCATTGTAACTAATCACGTTTATGATGTTGTCGGTTCGTATGTCCCAACTAAGAAGATGGGCGGTGGTTCCGGTCTTGAATATGCAGCATCGTCAATTGTCTTTCTTTCTAAGAAGAAGGACAAGGACAAGGATAATCAAGTCACTGGTGCAATCATCACGGCCAATCTCAAGAAGGCTCGTTTGACTATTGAGAATAAGAAGGTTGAAACACTGCTCGATTATTCTGATGGCATTGATCCTTACTATGGTCTAGTCGATCTTGCAGAGAAGTTTGGAATTATCAAGAAGGTATCTACTCGCTATGAACTTCCAAATGGAACAAAAGTATTCGAGTCTGCTATTCTTAAGGAACCAGAAAAGTATTTCACGAAGGACATTCTTGATCTGATCGATGAAGGATGTAAGAATGAGTTCTTGTATGGAAAGTCTAACGTTGCAGATTCAGGAGACGAAGAATGATTTTAAACATTGACTTTAGATTCAGCAACGTTTACAATACTGATACTTCTGCGATTGAGTTATTGACGGAAGCATATAAGGGAATCATCTTTCGATTTACTCACGTTGGCATCAAAGAAGCATCGGACGAGAGTTCGGCAACTCTGCGATTTACCTACGAGATTTTATCTCCTGGAAAGTTCAAGGAAGAACTTCTAAGAAAAGATGCCTTCTTTGAAAAGCATTTGGGCCTTATTCTAAACAGTTTGATTATAGATATAGCGGAGATTGATAGTGCAGCTGGAGAAAACGATCCTAAGGAATTTGTTGAAGAATGAAGATTACACTCGAAAAGTTCTTCCCTTCATCAAGGACGAATACTTCACAGTAGAAGAGGATCGCGTTCTTTACAAAGAGATTAGAGACTTTGTTCTTAAGTATAATAAGTCTCCGACTCTTGATGCATTGCAGATTGAAGTTGATTCGCTTCCATCTCTAAAGGAAGATCAAGTCAAGTCAATCGCAACCACAATCAATGACTTTCGTACTAACAAGGACGATACGAATGTTGATTGGCTTATTGACAGCACAGAAAAGTTCTGTCAAGAAAAAGCATTGTATCATGCCATCATGACCTCAATCGAAATCATGAACAACAAGAAGGGCGCCCTAACCACGGGCGCCATTCCCTCTATTCTGTCTGATGCTCTAGCAGTATCGTTTGATCCAAACGTTGGTCACGACTATCTCGAAGACTTTGATAAGCGATATGATTACTACCATCGGGTACTCGAAAAGATTCCATTTGATCTAGAGTTCTTTAACAAGATCACAAAAGATGGTTTGCCAAAGAAGACACTAAACATTGCACTTGCTGGTACTGGTGTCGGTAAGTCTCTATTCATGTGTCATGTGGCTGCTTCCGCTCTCAATCAAGGCAAGAACGTATTGTACATAACTCTTGAGTTGGCCGAAGAAGAAGTTGCAAAGCGTATCGATGCTAATCTCATGAACATTACATTTGAAGACTTGATGGCTCTGCCTAAGGACATGTATGAGAAGAAAGCTAATGCTCTAAAGGCTAAGACAAATGGAAAACTTATTGTCAAGGAATATCCAACTGCTGGTGCATCTTCAATGCATTTCAAGGCTCTACTGAATGAATTGAACTTGAAAAAGTCTTTCAAGCCAGATATCATCTTTGTTGACTATCTCAATATCTGTATGTCCTCGCGCGTGAAGCCAGGCTCAAACATCAATTCTTATACATATGTGAAGTCGATTGCTGAAGAGCTACGAGGTCTGGCTGTTGAGTTTGAGGTGCCGTTGGTATCTGCCACTCAGACTACAAGAACTGGTTTTACATCGTCTGACGTTGGTCTTGAAGATACTTCCGAATCATTTGGTCTGCCAGCCACAGCCGACTTCATGTTTGCCCTAATCTCTACCGAAGAATTACAAGAGCTAGGCCAGATTATGGTAAAGCAGTTGAAGAACCGCTACAACGATCCAACTCAGAACAAACGATTTGTTCTTGGTATTGACCGAGCGAAGATGAAACTATTTGATGTGGAAAATTCTGCTCAGATAGATATTGTAGACAGCGGACAAACAAAGCAGATCACTACAAACAAACCTGATGATAAGAGGAACAAGTTCAAGGGATTTAAGGTATGATAGTTGAAGATAATGTGTTGGAAACAAAGAAGTTTCAAATGTATGCTGAGAAAGCTGATACTGAAATAAAACGTATTGAACTGTGTAAGAAGTATCTAAAGGCTAAAGGTATCGACACCGATGCCCCTCTTGTAAATCATTTTAAACCACAAGAGCCTAAAAAGATATATGTTGGAATGAATGATATTATTCCTCTTAATGCCGAGATGCGAGTTGATGGATGGGATATGTCTGCTCGACAGACAAGTGATGAAATGATTCATGCCAGAAAATATGTCATAGATAAGATTTTGTATGAGATAGTGCGTGAGGATATGATTCGATTTGAGACATATAAAGATATGCCGACATATCAAACAATTATTCGAGGCAAACTTAATGTGTGGAAAGAACCAAATGTCAAACGATAATATTGAATTGCGTCATAAATTTAAGGAAGTCAGCACAGATGATCCGAAGAAGATGACCGACGAAGATTTCGAAATCATCTGGGCAAAAGAATGTATGTTCTTTTATGGTCGTATTCTAGATGGCAATAAGCGCCATTATTGTCCTGAATGGGACTACATGCCTATCGATGATACTTGCGAAATGGAAATTGAAGCCTGCATTTGTGATCTGGAGAAGAAGAATGTCTAACTATCATGTGCTACCCCTTGCTACGGCCGATAACGATTACATTTGGTGCGTGATGGAAAATCAAACTGACCAATTGATTAGGGCTTTTGAATTTGAAGATGACGCGAACGAGTATTGCCATTTTCTAGAATACGGCGGTGCATTTGCCGGTTTTACTCCATCATTTGTTCTACGGGAAGTTGTATTGTCTCAGGATGTCAACCGAGAGTTTGCCAGCTTTCTGACAGAATAACATGCGGCCAGAATAGGCTGGAGACGGGTCTGGAGGGGGGTTGGTGCGATTATATGTCGGCGCTAGATCCCTCTCCAGCCGCTTCCTACCGCTTCTGGAATCAAACCTAATAAAATCAATCACTTAGCCCTCCATACAAATCAATGACTTAGCCCATGCATCCAGAGCATATCTGGTATGCAAAAGGAAACATTGAATTTCCGACTGTCCAACCCCATATCTAATATGTAACAGACAGTGAGGTTTCCATGCAAGTGTTTGCTCTCTTCGGTTGTGTTGAGTATGAAGGTGATGATTTGCTCGGCGTATACTCTTCCCTTGAACTGGCACGTGCCGCCCGCGATTCTTATCAGTCCATGCAACTGGAAGATGAAGACTACTTCTGCGAGTATTCCGAGTACCGTATTCGCGCTCTGGATGTAGATGCGACCGCTTATGCTGTCCCATTCTTTGCTTCCCTCTGATATGCATTCCGCGCATAGCAGGGTTGCGTTTGCTGCTCTTGATAAACTGATCGACCGACATTATATTATGAATATGACAACGGAGAACACTATGTCCAACGAACTTGCCCAGTATATTGCCACCCGCAATGCTGAAACGCTGGCTTGGATCGCCGAAGATCCCGACAACCGCTGGGCTGGCCTCATTGTTGACGACCTCGCTTTCTGGGCCGAGCAGGGCATCCTGACGGTCAAGGACTTCAATCGTCACAATCTCGAATGTACTATTTGGGATCTCTATCGGGACGTTTTCGGTAGCCGCCCGCGCCACATGGATTTCAAGTCCATGTCCTACGAGGAACTGGAACGTGAGTGTGATCTCCTCGGCAGGATGCTCGAGGACGAAATCAAGCGCGATGAAAGATCGGAAGAGCGTCGTGTAGGGAAAGAGGGGAGGTGGCGGTGGCGGCCGGCTACTTAAAAAAACAAAGGAAAGAAGCATGAGAGCCAACTACAGCCAGAGAACGATACCGAGAGAGGGGAGAACGACGCG